GTTTCGATTGTCTATCTCCCCGGATGATCACTTTTCCTTTAGCATATCAATCGGAGCCATTTGGTCGAACGTACCATCTTCGGGTAAAACCCTTAGAATAGCCTGAACGGCTTTATGGAGCGGATGTAGCAGTCACTGTGTTCATGGATCAACCATGGCAAACACTCTTACTTTCCCAGCGGGCTCCTCCTTTGTACCCAATTTTCCTAAAAGTTCATGTGAAATGGACTTCTTGTACTTCTTGGCTAGTAGAGGAACTTTTCTAACCACAAAGATGTATGAAAACCATCCTTGACTGGTGTGGAAAAGCACCTGACCTTGCGTCAGATTCCCGGAATTATCTCAGATACAATTGGCATTATTAATGAAGATAGGATTAGAACGAAGTTTAGATATTTCATAAGATATATCTTTATAACATTCTTTCTCATCGTTTACTTTTCTCGCAAACCCTGTTCCTACAGGCTCTCCCATGTCTCCAGGTCAAGTACGTTGTTTTCTCATAAGAATTACTTCATTATAGAGAACTCTAGTACCCTTCCCTTCGATAACTTTTGCCTCCTGTACTACGGTTTCCATTTCCTCGTAGGGTAATCCCATTACCTCTGACCACCTTCTTGCAAAGGAGAGCTGGTTCGTTGCTAATGCATATCCGAACATCGCATCTCTGATTCCCTCAAATGTTGGCTGTGTTCACACAGCAGCACTTCTTATTATTCCTTCTCATGAAGAAGAGATATAATTCACATCTTCTCTGGGTCTTGATATAGCCGCGGTCTGCGGACTACTCTTTGCAATTGGGAAAAATACAACTTCGTTGTACAAAATATCTATTAACGCGGTAAGTTTTATCCGGTTAAAGATAGCATTCCAAAATTTCGGGATAAATATCTCAACATCGCGCAGTCACTCAGTATTTAGAGTGGATGTCGCAGGTTTGGTAATTGTGCTTGTTTTAAGGGAACCCTTGAAATTCAGGACTCGATAGAGCCCAAATAAAGAGTTTCATAACCTTATAACTTCTCGCTCACCTTTCATTATCCGTCTCCTATGGAGTACTGGAATTATACGTGGTAGACCAGGCTTAGATCTCTTTACGCGAACTTTTAACTCGCTGATATCCTTCACCCGATCCCCTCCTGTCGCCTGCATTAGAAGTACTTGCGCAGCTTTCATATGGATTACTGCACCTCTCATCCCCCTATGCTTATATAGACGCCAGAACCAAAAAGAAAAGGACGCAATTGCTCCTATATTATTTCCAAGTTTACCATCCATCAGCCCTAGTAATGATTGTTTAAACCACCCTATTAGCCGACGACCACCATTTCTGATGGCCATGCCATTAAAGCTTTCAATTTTCTCCTCAACCATATTACCGAATGTTTTGGACATCTTGTCCAACCCGATAACTATGGCATTCATTGCAATACTTTCCAATAAATTTGAGTTGTAAAAGAGGTCAATTATTAATAAAAAGTTATTCATTTATTCTTTATATTAGTTTAAGATCTTGGCAACCTTGCGGTTATTTAGCCAGATATCTTTCCCGGTCTATTCGAAAAGATTAGGTAGGGAATACCGAACTGCGAACCGTCCTATTCCGATAAGGAAATCTCCTTTCACAGAGCCCACGTTCTTTGAACATGAGGACAGCCCGAGATGCCCTTTTTATGCGCACTTAACTTAGCACTAGCTTATTCGCCAGACGCAACCGATTCCTAAAGGTAAGTGTTACTTACCGTTTAGTGTTTTGAGCCATTTGCATAGCTCCCCAGTAACCTAGAGGGTTACCTTCTCAGCAGGAATTCTACTGCTTATCCGTCTCCACAGCTTCGATTTTATGGTATCTGCCATTGATAATACCGCTGATGCTACTCCCGGATTCGAACTTAAGTTCTATCCAATAATTGACATTTCCAGTCAGCCTGTTAAGCCTTCTGTTTCAACTCCGTTGAATTGATCATAACCTGTTTTCCTCCTAACTTTCTCAGTGTTTTTCCGCAATTCCCTCTTACTATGTGGAGTCTTTCATCCACCCTTCATTTGTGTTCCTTGCATTCCACCTTGAAAAGTTAATTTTTAGATTCAACAGAATCACTTTAACCCCGTTCTTCTCCTGGAATAAATTCCGTGAGGGACGTAGGCACCCTTTCAAGGGTTAGGAAGCGTTTCCTATCGAGTTACAGCAATACTGTCAGTCCAATTTTGGGAGGACTGCCTATCACTGGCTCATTGACTTTTTACAGTCATGAAAATTGTAAGTGCCCCCAAAGCACTTTGTTATCCTTATCCACAAGATTATACTCAAATGTGAATCCCCTGGTCGTTTAAGACTAGGACCTCGTTGGCTTGACAACAAAATGCTCTTAGCTTTTAGCTTAGAGTAAAAACGCGTTTAACCGCG